CTTCATCTGCTCATCAAGAACCTTACTATTGGTCTTACTGGTAAGCAGGTTCATCATTGAAAACCATTCACCAACCTGAATCAGACCATCTTTTTTCTTATAGGCAAGTTCTCGCAGATTTGCTTTACCATTCTCATCATAAGTCACCAAAGGATAGTCGGAAGTAAAGGCATAAACCTCAAAAGGAATCGCAACTTTTTTACAGAACCACACAAGGTTGAAGAGTTGCTTTACCGTATCCAGCATCACATCTCCCATTGAACCAGACCAGTCCAGAACAAACACCAGACCGTGATTCTTACCATCAGCAAGAGTCGTTACCTTACGGAACAGGTCTTCATTGTACTTATAGGTATGAAGTTTAGTGCAATCCAAAACACCAGTGCGGGCAGTAGAAGCACGGGCATACGAATCCGCTGCCTTACGGCACTCAAACTCTTTCACCAGATAGTTGACTTCTTTCTGTGCAGAACGCTTGAATTGGTTGAACTGACTATCAACAGTTCCAAAGATAAGTTCTTGCGTATATTCATTACGCTCGATCCAACCATTCCAATCCTCCCGACAACGATTATGAATCTCATCGTTAGGAACAATAATCTTTTTCAAATCAAGTTGAGGCAGTTCAATGTAAACATTCTCATATCCATCATTATTCACAAGGTCTTTGAGTGCCTCTTCCAAAGACTCCATCGTCTTCACTTCAGGTTCTTCATCTTTCTCACCACCCACAGGGGACTTGGTTTGCTGCTGCTCAGAACCTTGCTCAGAAGCAGCACCCTCAGAACCTTCATTCTCAGGTTGATCATTCTCACCTTCCTCTTGATCAAAAAAGTCGGAAGCAGATTGATCACTAGCACCAGAATCCTGCGATTCCAGATTATCAATTTGAGTCTTGGTTTCTTCTTGCTGCTTCTGCTTACAATACTTATAGAGTGTCTCTGCGGCAATCAACACATCAGCAAAGGTTTCGGTATCGGCAATCAGGTTGATGATTTCAGTTTCTTCGCCACGCTCAACAGGAATATCCACAAAGTTACCAACCTTGAACCACAGGTTAGCACGGTCAGCAAGGTTATAAGTTTCCAGTTTATCATCACCAATTTGGAAGAAATCATCATCAGCAAGTTCTTTATAACCGTTATAGAAGGTCTTGGCGAGCCCAGCATAACGACGCTTCATCAGTTTCTCAATACGAGCATCCTCAACCACATTCACGAACTGGGGTGGAATCTTGTGCTCCTTCAACCAATCCTCATCGGGCGTATAGAGAGCGTGACCGACCTCGTGACCCACCAGAAGGTCATAGACAGTATTGCTTGCCTTCTCCCACAGAGGCAGCGTCAGCACACGAGTATGAACATTAAAGCAGGCAGTCTCCACCTTCTTATGCTCAACTACAAGATCTTCTGTGGCAAGCAGTTTAGCAAGTTGGGACTTGATTTCGTGGCGGACGGTCATTTAAGTTGAATCGTATGAACATATAATACAGAAGAACCTCCCTTTTTGGGGGAGGTCATATGCCGCTTTTTAAAGTGGCTCAGTCGTGCTTTTGCTTGTCGGAGTGCTTGCGGTTTCAGTTTCCGCTTCTGCTCCTTCTTGGAATGGTGTTGCCAGTTTGGAGTGGTCATTCGTCTTGTGCGGATGAGGATATTCTACGAGAGAACCCTTTAACTTTCTCAAACCTTATGACACTTTCGAATTTGTCATGCAGGTCGGACTTATGAGAAATGACGAAGATATTAGCATCCTTAATGACGTAACGGATAATCTTGAGGAACTCATCAGTTCCAAAACCATCAAGAGAGGAATCAAATACTTCATCCATAATCAGCAGATTGGTATTGACGGAGTTTTTGACTCGGGCAACTTCTCTCCAGGTGAAGAGAAGGGCAAGGTCAATTCTCATTTTCTCACCCTCACTGAATGAACTATAAGAAAAGTCTTCGTGAATGGGTGATTTTACCGTTTCGTTAAATTCTTCATCCAGATGGAAATTAATATAAAAGTCCATCATCTGTAGATAACGATTCACCTGCTGATTTATGAACGGAAGATACTTCTTGATGATCTTCGTTTTTACACCATCGTCCTTAAGGAGCGAATAGGCAAAATCGTAATAAACGATTTCTTCTTTTTTCTTTGAAAGGTCTTCGAATGTTTTTTGGAGATTGGTTTGAAATTCTTCTAGCTTCTCATGCTCAGTATTTCTGTTTGCAAGGTTTTGGGTAATAGTTTGAATTTCAGATTCAAGGTCTCGGATTTGTCTCTGGTTGAGGCTAATCCGAGTATTGTTTTGAGAAATCTCATGGTTGAGTTTCGTAATCTCCCTAGAAAGTGCGTTGAATTGACGCTCTCGTTCTTGTTCTAATTTTATAGTCTCCTCTAGGTCTTGATAACCCTTCTGGAGTTCCTTTGCTTTATTTTGAGCGTCTGTAATTCTATTTAACCGAAACTCTTCTTCAATAGTCTGAGTGCAGGTGGGGCATACCGTATTTTCAGTAAAGAACTTATGCTCTTTAGTAATAGCAGATACTTTCTGGGAAATTTTACCCTTAAGATTGTTAAGCTTTACTAACTTATCACCAGCACCAATGACTTCCTCTTGCTCTTTAGTAAATTTAAAAATATCCTCTTCCGTCCCAGCATTTTCGGTCATATAAATGCCAACTTCAGCATCCAACTTGGTAATCTTTTCTTGGTTGGAATTAATATTGGCATTACCACGATTTTCAAGTTCTTCAATGAAGTCTTTCTGCATCTTCATCTTATCCTTAAGAGTTTCTTTCTTAAGTTCAAGAGACTTGACCTGTTCTTTTTTCTCACGAAGTCTATCCTTGAGGATATTATTCATCGCAGAGAAAATACGAATATCCAACAGATCTTCAATCACCTCACGACGGTTAGCAGTCGTCAGTTGCATAAATGGCACAAACGTACTACTACCCAGAATGATAATTTGAGTAAAAGACTTATAGTTTAACTTTAGAATATTCTCTTCCAGAATACGTTGCATCGCACGGTCATCTGCCTCACGATGCAACTCAACACCATTTACAACAATATCAAAGACAGCAGGTTTAATACCCCTCCGCACAACATACTGCCGTGTATTAATCACAAACTCAATCTCAACCAAGCACTCACGCTCATTGGTGGTATTGACCAGTTGAGGTTTATTAATACGCCTAAATGGTTTATTGAACAGAACAAACGTCAGAGCATCCAGTACGGTAGATTTACCAGCACCATTTGTCCCGATAATCAGGTTTGTATGATGTTCTTGAAAGTCAATCTCTGTGAAGGTGTTCCCAGTAGAAAGAAAATTCTTCCATCTAATTTTTTGAAAAGTTATCATTCAGTTTAGGGGGAATAACAATGTCGTTTGGTGTTATCACAGCATATTTGTAATTATAGAGCTTACACGTCTTTATTGCAAGTTCTCCATCAACTTCCACAACTTCCATCTCTGCATCTTCTTGGTCTTCTAACTGCAGAGCATATCTAACTGCATCATCCTCCTCTTCAAATAAAAATAGAACCTTATCACCGTATCTGTTCTGAACGGCATAAGCACCGTCGTCTTTTCTATCTTTCAGAGTGAGGAGAAACATTACTCAACCTCGCAGGCTTGTGAGTATATCTTTTGCAGAAGACCTTTAATGATAGTCTTATCACAATTGAACTCTGCTTCATCGATATATCTATTCAAAATCGTAATTGTATTTTCAGTTTCATCAACTTCAAATTCTTCACTTTCTTGAATTTCAAAGTTCTCAACAATCTTGAGTTCTTGAATGCCAGCAGAATATAGTTTATCTATAAACTTTTCAAAATCTTTAGGTTCGGTTTTCTTTTTAACGATTACCTTGACGATTTTGCTCTGATATTCACGAGCATCAAACAATTTATAGTTGGTGTCCTCATAATAGATGTTATAGAACAGTTTATAAGGATTGTTGATTGGGGTATGCTCTAGAGTTTCCGTATCAAAGATATGAAATCCACGAGTATCATTCACGTCATTCCAATACATCTCATAAGGATTACCCAGATAAAAGATCTTTCCATCATTAGAACGGGTATGATAATGACCTGAATATACAAGGTCAAACTTACTGAACATATCAGTATTCATACCATCTTCCATCACGTGACCACGATGAGCACGGAAACCATTCAGTTCCAAGTGACCCATCGCAACTTTAGACTTTGACTTCTGAATTGCTTTACGAGTATTCTCTTCATTCTCTTGGTTGATCCAAGGAACAAAGAGAACTTTTAACTTATCTAACTTAACTTCTTCCACTTCAGAATAGATTTTGATGTTGTCGTATTCCTTGAGAAGAAGACCTACAGAATTGACCGAGTTAGTATTTTTATAATAAGCAGTATGGTTTCCAACAATAGTATGAACCGCCACTCCAAGTTGTTGCAGACGGTCATAGTAATTTTCTTTTGCCCATTCTAATGCCCACAAGTCAATTGACCTGCGGTTATCAAAAGTATCTCCCATATCAATCACAGTCTTGATATTATTCTCTTCCAGATAAGGGAAGAAAACCGTATCATAGAAATTCTTAAAGAAGTCGTGGAGAAACTTGGAGGATTTACGGGCACCAAAGTGCTGATCCGTAATAATAGCAACCTTCATCGGTTCTTGTAGGAAATGTTGTCTTTGATCGTATTATAGTCTGAATTGCTTCCAGAAAGCAAGTTGTCATCAATCATCATAACCTCATCGAAACCAGTTCGTTCGATGATCTTGGTTTTGATTTCCAGTTGCTTCTTCTCCTTCTGAATACGACGGAGAAAGGCGTAGTGAATGATTTGAGTGAAGTATGCAAATGGGTTCTGAGACCTTTCTGGATTGAAATTGTGAATATACTGAACGCAGTTTTCAATACCATCAGAAATCATATCATCCCGAAACATATAATTCACAAAGTTCGGTTTGTATGAAAGGTGTGTAGCGATCTTGAGAAAACACTCACCTAAGTAATTTGAAATAGGAGGTTTTCCTTCCCAATGCTTTGCTCTTTCTTCTTTTGGTTGCTTGGTTAAATCTTTATCGTACTTATTTAAGTACGATTTTTCAACTTTAGTTCTATAAACAACTAATGCTTCAAGTAACTCTTTGTTGTTTACATAATGTTCTGATTTTTTCTTGGACATAACATCGGTTTCTGTAGATAAATTTTTGTTATGTTCATTATAGCATACTTTAAGGGCTTGACAACATTTAAAAATGTGTGTAGACTACCTTTGTCCCGGTTGAAAGATGAGATTTAGCTTTCTTTAATACCTTTAAAGATTCTTTCAAGTCTCTTACGAGCATCATCAACGGTTGATATAAATCCCATCTTGTTCGTAAGTTCTGCTTTATAATCGTGACTGTCTGATGAGAAGAGGTCAATGTCGTTATCATCATCTTCTAGATAACGATTATACATCTTGATAACATGTTTATCTTTAACCTCTGTCATTGTAACAATTCTATCAAGTTTTACAATAAAGAAATCATCACCAGGTATTTCCATCCAAGGTTTTATTTTGAGAACAGAACCAGTGGCAGTATGAGCAAGTTTCATTATCACTGGATTTTGAAGAACAATAACAGGGTCTCCGTCATTCTCATCTACGGAGACTAAAGAGAAGATTTCTTCTCCAGTTACTAATTTTATTGAACTATAAAACTCTTCTCCCATTAGTTCTTTAGCGGAATGTTTACAATATCATAATTAAAGTTTTCTTCGTTATAGACTTTAATTCTCTCTATTAGATGATTGAGTGTATAATTTTTTCTTGACTTATAACTGATATCATCGGCAATGTCATATAAAGTTGCTTTGGTCTTGTTGTCTCCTTTTCTTAAAACTCTTCCGATTGATTGAAGATTTCTAATTCTTGATTTAGAAGGAGAAGCAAAGATGACATTGTGTAGATTTTTAATATTAATACCAGTAGAAAAAGTTCCGTAAGATGCAACGATAATTGCATTATTTTCTTTTTCAGTAATTTCTCTGACTTTTTCCCGGTCTTCTGTAGCTACACCGCCGTGAACAAAGAACACGTGGCGTTCTTCAGTGATGCTATTATTTATTAACTCGTATAAAGGTTGTCCGTGACCTTCTACTCTGGAAAAGAGAATAAGAGTATTACCTTTAAGATCAAGGGCAAGATTGCGGATAAACTTATTGCGTTTCTCGTGATTAATAATATATTGAACCTCATCCTCAAAGGTCTCAAATCTATTCGGTGGGTGTTTCAATAGCAGTATATTGATATCCAGTTTAGCAACATGACCCTTCTGCATCAGTTCTTCTGTTCTGATGATCTTATATGAAGGACCAAACAAACCTTCTAGAACCCACTTATGTGTTTGTGTACCGTCTAGGGTTCCTGTAAAACCATAACGAAATTTAGCATCGGAAAGTTTAGTCATTATAGATACTAATGACTTTGATTTAAACTGGTGTGCTTCATCTCCTACGACCACATTAAATCTTGAAAAGTATTGTCGGGGAAGTTTGTAGATGGACTGCCAGGTCGTAATGATCACCTGAGAGTCAGTTTCTCTTTCTTTACCTGCGTATATCTTGTGGCAGTATGAACCAACATCCCACCCATAATCTGCAAAGTCTTTATACATCTGCTCTACAAGGGATGTCGTCGGAACGACTATCAGAGTATTTTGTCCTTTCTCAACGTAATATCTCACAATCGAGTATATCATCAACGACTTTCCAGAAGCAGTTGGAGATATCAACAACTTTCGATTATGTTTTAAAGCGTCGTATACTCCCTCAACTTGGTATTCGCGGGGAGCATACTTGCAAATAGAAGTCATATAATCTTTGACTCCTTCTTTTGAAATCATATCATTGACTTCAAAAGGAAGACCATAGAACTTATTATTTGTAAACTCGTAGGTATATTCGTGATTCTCGCAGAAACGGGTGAGTTTATCTAAAAGACCAACATAGATTTCACCAGTCTGTGTATTGAATAAACGTATCTTTCCATCCCAGTGCCTGTTACGAAACTGGGGCATGAACTTTGCTCCGGGCACGTCAAACGTAAACTGATCTGCAAGTTCGTAGTAGACGTGCGGTTCTGCTTTTACCTGAAGATATACCTCATTCTTTTTCGATATAACCAAGTGTGACATAAGTTCATATCAATACAAAAATATTTATTGACATAAAAAAGGGGGTCAATTGAACCCCGCTTGGAACCGATGCCACTCAATAGCATTTTTTATTTGATAAGTTCTATTAGAAATTGCTCTGATAACTTCTTCAAGAAATTTAAGCATAATGTCATAGTACCTAATTTTGAGATCAATTTTATTCAACCTCTCATCGGCGTCCATATGCCTCTGTAGGGCATCTTTGTCTCTAACCTTATATGGGAAAGGTTCTTCTTCATACACCTCTATAGGTGCCTTTCCTGTGTAGTAGTTATAGCGATCAAGTTTTACTTTGCTATGTGTCTCTCTTGCCTTTTCACGTAACAAGGTAATCGTGTTATAGATTGTATAATACTTTGCGTGTAGTTGAGGAATTTTTAAAGATTCATCATGTAAATTGTCAGGATCAATGACAGAATCTCTCTGCCACATCTCCTGAATTTCATCAAGATTCATAAGCGAGTTCTTCCATCCGAATCGACAATACTATAGACAGTATACTTGAAAGTTGCCTCTGCTGTAAAGTACTGAACATCAGTCACTGAAGCATCAAAGTCTATAGAGGTAAGTGAGTATGGAAATAAGTCTTTAAACTTTACAATAGCACTTGTTTTATAGTTACTATTCAGGATCATTAAATCGCCATCACTAAACTGTCCTTTCATATCTCTGAGACCGGAAACATCACTTGTCGTTAAATCGACAAAATTTTGTGTTGATTCTGGAAATCCAAGACCAGTCAACCAATTATGGATTGCCATATAGTTGACTAAATCTTCATCAACTAAAAATTTTAAAGTTAGGTCACCATAAGTTAACTTTTCACCAGGAACATCAATATCTTTTAGATATGACGGTTGAGTTGCTAACTGTAGTGTAATTTCTGGAATTCTGGCACTTGTGCAGAAGAATGCTGCTTTAGGTTCCTTCGATAAAGTAAATCTAAATCCTGCTGGAGATAAAAAATTACGATTGGAGATTTGATTTGCAAATGCTGGTGATGCCATTTTTTATTTTTTAGATGTAGGTGTTATTTTTGCTGCTGGAGGTACAGTTCTTACATAAACTTTTTTCTTACCAAATTCTTGGGAAGTTATATTTGGATTTCCTGAAACATCTCTAGCAGTTTGTAATGCAAGATCATAACTTGTTTGCTTATTATAATCTCCTGCAGGTCCAAAATTTCCTGTATCAGAAACTCTTGTTGTTGCAACAGGAGTTTTCGTTCCTGGTGCAGCAGTCATTTGCAACCTAGTTCCGAATGGTGAAGATGGTCTATTTGTTGTTCTTGACGCATAAGGAACTGCAACTAACCTTTGTTTATCATTAAATCTTTCTCCACTTGCAGTTAGAGATCCAGGAGTATCTGCTTTACTATATGAACTTACTGTTACTGGTTTCCAACCATATCTTTTCTCTTGATCTGAATTCCATTTACCTGGTTTCCAGTTTTTTCCAACTCCAAAACCTTGTTGATAGTTCTTATAAGCAAGAACTGGTTGAGAACTTGGTTTTACTTTAGGTGCAAATGGATTCCAGAACTCATGAACATTTGCATCTTCACAAAAAGTTTTGAACGACTTCATAAGTCTTTTATTTTTATTTAGATAAAAAAAGAGGGTAAAAACCCTCTTTTACTATGCCATTCTCCTAAAAAGATAACCAGTAACTTTTCTACCTTGAAAGACTTCATTATTCAGTTTGGCATACTCATAAACATATCCTTTCTTTTTCAAGCGATCTGGAAGATAAGGAACGGTTTTCTTAGGACCAAGTTCATCTAGAGACACAAAGAACCCACCACCAGGTAAAGTAGTTTCCCAAGGATATGAGCATCGGGACTGTTTATTTTGCTGAAACAGGGTGTCGGGAAAATCAAGAGCAGTAAATTGTTGCATACTAATGTTGTTGAATTGCTGATGATGATATGATACTGCATATTTTAAACCCTGTCAAGCCTGTCAAGCAAATAAGCAATAAAAAAGGGATCCCGAGGGACCCCTTAAAGAAGAATGTGAAACTAGATCACATAAGGTTCTGAACCTTAACTCTTCTGTAGTAGCGGTTAGCGTTGGAGGTAAGGAGACCGTTACCAACGCTAGTACCCTCAGCGAATGGGTTAGCAACAATACCATATCTGGTCTTGAAGCCAATCTTGGGTTGGAAGGTGTCCTGACCAACGGCACGTACCATCTGCAGAGGTACATATGGGCAGTAGAAGAGACCAGCGTCATAAGGTGAAGAACCCTTATAACCAGCAACGTAGTACTGATCAGCAGCCAGGTTTGCTGCATATGGGTCAATGTAGACGCGGAACTTACCAGCAAGAACACCAGCGAAGGTGTTGCCAGTGTCATCAACGTTCAGGTTAGCGTTGAGTGCAGGGGTGTAATCAAGTACACCAGCCATCGTCAGAGCGGAGGCAACGTCTGCGGAGCAGAGGATCATGTTGCCCTTGCCACGACGAGTTCTTTGGGCGATAGCGTTAGCGTCACGCTCGATCTGGAAGATCAGACCCTTGAACTTCTCAACCGACCAACGACCGTTGGAGTCAACGTCGAGGTCAAATGCACCAGCGGTAGCAACGTTAGTTTGTGCACCAGACTCAGCAACCTTGTAGATGGT